GGCTTGTCCAGCACGGCCTGGGCTCGCTGCAGCATGGCCGCCCTCACCGCTACCGCCGTCCGCTCAAAGAAGCCGGGCGCAGCGGCAGGCATCCGACCGCGCCGTGCATTCCCTCTCGTCGGGTCGAAGCGTTCCGCCGTGCCGTCCTGCCAGATCGAGGCAAGATTCGGCGCCTTGACCTTTCTGACAGGCAAGAGCGGATCGTCGCCCTGCCGTGTGCCGACGCGCACCTGATCGCGCATATGCGGCACGCCAGGATGATCCGTCCGGCCAATCGGGTATAGAGACGTCAGGATCGAGGCCATCTGATCGGCCGCGACCGGGATCAACGCGCCCACCTCGCGCCTGATGTCGTTCGAGGCGCGGACCAGCGCAGCCGCCACGGACTCTGCAGAGAATGGCGCGTCGCTCATTCCGAGTCCTCGGAGACCGGCTTCTGCTTCATGGCGTCGATGACCTCGTCCATGTCCCTGGAGTCAGGATCCTTCCCCTTGTCCTGCGCCCACGTAATCAACTCTGAATACTCGTCCAGGTCGAGATCGCGAAGTTGTCCCAGCGACCAATGCATCAGCTCGCAGAGAGCGAACTCGGTTCGGAGTTCGTCTCGCCAGCCTGGATTTCTTTTTTTTGGTCAGCCCTCGCCGCAGCCAACGCAGTTAGATGTGCGGTGATCGCCTCCGTCACCATGTCGCCCTGATCCTCATAGAGCGATTCGATGACATCGACGCGCTCCTTGAACGACTTCCCGACCGGCCACGGAATGACCTTGCCATCCTCGTTCGTCAGCGACCAGTTCTTGATCCGAATCGCTGCCGTCGCGATCCGGTGCTTAATGATGTTGTAGCGATTGGCGTCCCCTGAAATACCCTCGTTCGAGTAGGAATAGATTTCCTTCTCGTCCCGAACGGTCTGCCGATCCTTGACGTCGATCCATTCCCCGTTCGAGAGCGTCAGTCGCGTGACCATTGCTGCCTCTACATCACCTCGGGGGAAGGGGCGGCCCTATTGCCGCCCGTGCCCCGAGATGTCGATCTCTAGACCGGCGAGCCGTCCACCTGCAACGTCCACGAGCCCGTCGCGCTGAACGTCGCCGAGATTTTCACGGCGTCACCGACGGCCCCGTCGTTCGTCAGGTCCATCGTCGCCGGACCCTCGTAGTAGAAGTCGGGGTAGTCCGTCGACGGCGTGATCCGAACCAACGTGCCCGTGACCGAGTCCGACGCATCCATCAGTTCCCTGATGTACGTGGTGTCGAAGAAGCCCGCGAACGTGCCGCTGACATCCTTCAACCCCGACAGATACGTCTTGTTCGTGTCGCCGAACGACGTGACGTCCACCTTGTCGCGGGTGAACGAGACGCTCCAGGCGTTCAACGATCCGATGACCGCCATCGGAGACGCCGCTCCGATCTGAATCTGACCGTGTCGACCGTGTACTCGTGCCATCGCTAGTCTCCTTGACGGATTCCAGGGTGGCAGTCACGGATCGAATCGACCCGCAGCGAGCCTGGGTGTTGTGCCGGTCGGCCCCGCGCCAACCAGCCATAAAGGGCCACCATCAGCCCTTTCGCGTGCCTGACAATCACCTGGTCAGGCGGCGGGTCACTGAGCACTTGCTGCAGCGTGCCCGCCAATCGTTCGTAGTCCTGTGGCTTCACGCCAGCGTCACCCGCATGGTGACGAACCGGGTGAACCAGAGCGTCCCATCGGCCGCCAGCGCCTGCGGAGGCGGCGCATCGTTCCTGATGAACTCCGCGAGTTGGAAGCCTGAGATCGCCGACCAGATCGACTGGTCCGTCAGCACTTCCATCACGCGATCCGCCATAGCGTCGACTTGCGACGAGCCCCGATACGTCGACACCAGATCCACCAGCACATCGACCTGTCGCCCGCCGTTGTCGCCGTCGTCTCCGAACGCATCCAAGGTGACGCTCCACGGCACTTCCGTACCGCCGCGGACCATCACGTATGGCGGCGTCGTACCCTGCGCGATGTGGCCGGCGATCTTCCCGGTCCCGACGATGCCGATCAGCGTGCTATCGACCTTCAATGCATCGACCGCCGCGTTCACGCATTCACGGACCAGAGAGCCGGCCACTACTCGATCACCTCAGAGCAATCCAGATCCAACATCCGCTGCCGGCCGTCCAAGTCACGCACGCCGAGGATCTGCAGCGTGATTCCTGACGGGGCGACTCGTGCCAGCCGACAGGTGCCAACGATCCGCGTGTCGTAGTGCATCGTGACCTTGTGAGTCGCCAGCGACTGCACCGCGCCGGCAATCTCCTGTTCCCTCGCCGTCATCGGGAGCACTTGCGCCCAGAACTCAGGCCCAGTCGTCGGCCATGTCACCGACTGCCCACCCTCGCCGTCATCTGTGGCGACGGGGACCAGCAACCGCACGAGATCCCGCATCCGGCCGGCGCCCATCAGCGATATGAGTCCCGCACCCACTGGTGCTGCTGCGCCTCGTAGCTCCACGGGTCGATCTTCCCGTGGAAGGCGACGACCTTGGCGTTCTCAGGCAACTTCCAGCCTAACTTCGACAGATGCACCCGGTACGAATACACGCCGTCCGCGGTGTTCCAGGTCGCTTCCTTCGGGCCGAGCACGTAGCCGAACCAGCCCTGATCGGAGCCCTTCTTGCCGGCCTTCCATGCGAGCGTCGGTGAGGTCTTCGCGTCGAACTGCGTCCAGACCTTCGTACGCGTCCCTGTCCGCAACATCCAGAGCGAGCCGTTGTACCACTGCGTCTGCGGGTAGTCGCTCTGCCCCCAGATCACGAAGTCCTCTGGACGATCGAACAGGGAATCCAGGCTCCCAGTAATCACCATGTCCAAGTCGATCGCGACCAATCGTTCTCCGAACGTCTCGCCCGCATCCGGCGCGAAGAGCTTCATCCGTCGATAACAACTCGGGTTGTGCCCGCCGTGCGGCGATGGCACGTTCGCGTGATCGTCCCAGAGCGGCACGATCTCGATCGACTCCTCGATGTCCCGCGGATCGTCCGTCACGCAGATCGCCCGCATCGGCCCGCTGTAGTGCCGCCGAATCATGCGAAAGAGCGTGTTCACGTTCTCCGCATCGAAGTGCGATCGGTAGCCCACAGGAGGCTTCCACTTGAAGGTGACGAATGAGAGCACTCACAACACCTCTCGCAACGGACGACAGGGGAAGCACTCCAACCGCGTCCGACGACTGCAGTTGATCACCTCAACCCCGAGTGCCTTCAAGGGCTCGACCATCGTGGCCGTGAGTTTCCTAAACTTGTCGAACGGAGACGTACAGATCGTGGCCCCCGTGTCGAAGAAGTGCCGCCGCCCTCGCTCGTCTGCGCCCATGTCGTACCCAAGTAACACGATGCGCTGCGCCCCCAGATGCACGGCCACATTGATCGCGGCCGAACCTGAGTTGTGGCCGTTCACGAGAGCCGTCGGATCCATAGACAGCCCAGAGAACCCCGCGTTGTTCATCGTGACCAACCCCACACACCAGCACGTCCCGCTCGCTGGTAGGCGCAACCTACAGCCAGGGCAGTGCCTGCCATCCACGGGCTTCGATGTCGGCTTACTGAGCGAGGCATGAATCGCCACCTTCAGCGCCGGCAGATCGCGCACCTTCTTGATGTGGGACAGCCACCAGCCCTTGTCGCTCGAGTAAAGAACATCCGCCCACGGCGCCAACCGGATCGCGTCGTTGATCGCAATCACCGTCGCTTTCCAGCGCACGTAGTCCACGTCCTCGGCCACGAGCGACGGGCCGCTGGCGAGACAGACGACGGTGCCGGAGGTACACAGGCGCGGCAGCATCAGCCAATGGCCGGATCCCTGAACCGCTTCAACAGCGCCGCGGCGTTCGGACAGAGCACGTCGTCTTTGTCCCGCGCATTCGACTCCACGTCATCCCCTCGGAACCGATACTGGAAGGCGACCTGCTCGAGAATCGCGCCGATCACTCGTTTCGGGGCCGTCTCTGCGTCCCACGCATCGACTTCTGCCTGCCATGTGTCTTGGTCCGACACGCGCTGGGCCAAGAAGTCCATCACGGACTCGTGCGCGATCTGGAGCTGCAAGGTCAGCGCGTCATCTTCTGCATCGCTATCCAGCGGCAGCTTGAGGCGGTCCTTGGCCTGATCCAGCGTCACGAGCTCGACAAGGGGCGACCACGCCATCAGTAGACCTTCGGCCCCTGCGGACCTTGCGGCCCCTGTGGACCCTGCGGGCCGCTCTTACCTTCCGGCCCCACCCGGCCGTCTGCGCCCTTCTTGACGCATAACGTCCACGCCTTCGAACCTTCGCCCGGTTTGTCTGGCATCTGGCCGTCGAAGCCGCCGTTGCAGTGCCAGAGCGACCCGGCCCACGTCACCGTGTCGCCGCGCTTGTAGACCGTCGCGGCCTGCCAGACGCCGCGGTAAATCTGGACAGGGAAACTGAATACGTTCAGCGTCTTGGACTCTTCGCCTCGAACGGCCTTGACCGTGAACGTGCGCTCGCCGTCGTGCTCGACTACCAGATCACCGAAGCCGAGCCCGTCTGCGCCGTCCTTGCCGTTCAGGCCGTCCGCGCCCTTCTCCCCGTCGCGGCCTGGCTGGCCTGACAGGCCGTCCCGGCCGTCCTTGCCGTTCTCCCCGTCTCGGCCATCCTTAGCGACAGGGATCAGCGCCACGGCCTTCTGGACGGCTTCAGCGACGAGCGCTGCGACGACTTCCGGGTCGGCATCCTTACCGTGCTGTCCTGCAGGGCCAACCGGACCAACAGGTCCAGGCTCGCCAACACCAGCCGCGCCAGGCTCGCCGGCATCGCCCTTGTCACCCTTTTCGCCCTTCACGGCCGGCCGCGCTTCAAGCACGGCGATGCGCTCGAGCAGCGGCGCTGTCACTTCAGCAATCGCACGCGCGACGATGTCGATGTCTTCAGGCTGCACGGCGATTCACCAGTCTGTTGGCGCGAGCCACGATGGCATCGAGCGCGAACTCCGCATCGAGTGACTTCGCGGGCGCAGGCGCCGGAGTGGCCGCCGCGGCAGCATCCGCGGGCGCTTCTTGTGCGCCCACCGCAGAGGCGTCGACATGGGCGGTCGCCCGAGCGAACGGATCGTCCTGCGCGTCTCGCTTGGCGAGAGCTTCAAGGCTAAAGTTCTGCTGCTGCATGTACACGGCATCGCCACCCTTGACCGGGCCGATGTCGTGGTACCGCTTCCGCACTTCGTTGGGAGACAGGCCGCTATAGATGGCCTTCGCCGCGGCTTCCATCCGACCCGCGGTATCCATCTGCAACAGTTCTTCGCGGCAGAGTTCAGTCCCGAGCCGGCGTCCGTTGATGTTGCCAGGGGCCAGGCCGAGACCGAAGTCCAGCGCCTCTTCGAACGACTCCATCAATTCCTGAAGGCACTGCGAGTAATACTGAATGTCCAGCGCCTCGATGTTGTTGTAGTTCGGCGGCGGCCCGACGTTGATCTTGTACGGCGGCACTCCGAAGGCGACACAGACATCGAGCGCCGTCCAGTTCAACTGCTCGATCAGTTGCGCGTCGTGCGCGTTGACGGACATCTGCTCGTACTTCATACCGTCACCGAGCACGGCCACCTTGCCAGAGTTGGCCCCGGTGAAGTTCGTGTCCCAGACTTCCTTGATCCGGTTCGCGGTGTCCTGCGAGATATTCCCAGGCGCCGTCAGGATGCCGCCAGGCTTCGAGCCGTTGCCGAAGAACGTCGCCGACGAGTCCTGAATCCGCAACGCTTCGACTGCCGCGACACCACACGCCGTGATCGGCGAGACGCCGACGAGTGGGTGATACAGCGGCAGATGCACGTCGTGGATGATCTCGCTGGCCGGCACCGTCGCCGCTTCAAGTAGTCCGGTCAGGTTGTCTGGACTCAACTGGTAGAAGACGTCACCATCAGGGGCGACGACGGGACGCACCCGAATCGGATCGAGGACGTAGAGCGCCACGACGACGCCGCGGTTGTCGCGTTCCTTCAGGATGTAGGCGTTCCCGAATGTCAACTTCGAGACCAGCCATTGCTGGACGAACTTCACTCGGCCCTGATAGCGATTCGGCTTCCGCAGGACAGGAGAGAAGGCCGGGTTCTCGACCTCGTTCCAGATACCGTCGCCGTCCTGCTCCACCAGCCGGAGGCCCAGCTTGCCGATGTCAGACGAGATCAGCCGGATACACGCATAGACCGGAGAATACGTGACGACGTTCGCGAGCGTGACATCCGTGTTGGTCTGCCACGCACCTGCGAATGATTCGCGGATGACTGGCCACCACGAACCGCGGGTATCCACGCCCTGCAGCGAGCCAGTCGGCAGGGTCTTCGTGCGCGTGATCTCGAGGCCGAGGAACTTCACTCGGCGACAGGCTCGGCCGTCATGTCACGACGGCGATAGGTGCGCCGAGTGCGCGGCTTGAGGTCGCCCAGCGTATGGAATCGCGCCTTGCGGGCGCGCGTGAGGACTGCGGCGAGGACTGGAGACGTTTCGAACGCATCACCAGCGCGAACGTGGAGGCCGTGCTCGTTGATGGGAACCGTCGCGATCAACGCAATCATTGGGCCTCGAACGAAAAGCGGGGGCGAGGCCAGCGGCCCCGCCCCCGTGTGGTCAGGTGTTACGCGGGCGAACCGACCGAGCCCCAGTTCACGTCGTCCATGTAGACGACCGCGGTGCTGCGGGCCTTCGTCCAGGTGATTTCCCGTTCGGCGCGGATGCCGACCGAGTTGGTCTGCCACAGCGAGACCAGCGAGGCGCCGGTACCCGTGGTGGAGTTGATGGTCGGCGCGTCCGACATCTGCACCGACGCCTGCTCGCTGGCGTCGATCGTGACCACGCCGTCGTCGGCGAGGAAGATGTCCGCGGCACGCACCGCGATCACCAGGTTGCCCGCGCCGCTGTCGTTGGCCGCGTGCTGCGTGGTGATGACCGGGAAGCCTTCCAGCGTCCCGCCCGTCGCGGTGATGTCCGGGAACTCCTTCTGTCCGAGCGAGTTTCGCATCAACGACAGGACCATCGCCAGCGTCGGCGGCATGATCAGCACGAGACCCGTCGGGTTCTGGTTCGCTTCCAGATACGTCTTCAGGATCTTCGCGAGGTCCGTGCGCGCGTTGTCGGCTGACGTGCCAGCCGAGGTCAGCGCGACAAGGCCGTGGGTGATCGAGGCCGGGTTCACGTTTGCCACCGCCGCGAACGCCGGATCGATGAAGCTGGTGTCGATCTTCTTGATGATCGCGTTCGCCAGCATGTTGCGGACCAGCATCTCGGCCGAGGGGCTCGAGAGTCGGACCAGCTCCTTCGTCAGCACGGCGATCGTCGCCACCTTGGCGAAGCTCACCGAGATGGACGAGAATGCGGCCGAAGTGACCGGCTTGCCGGCGCCCTCACCGACCCACGCCGCGAAGCCATCGCTCGTCTGCGAAGGCACGCGAACGTTGAAGGGCACACGCGTCAGCGACGGGATGTTCCCCGTGCCGAACTTGCCGATGACCGTCTGCGGCTGCAGGAACTCGACGAACTGGCTGGCGAGGTTGTCGGCGTAGACCAGCGGGCCTGCGTAGACGGCCTGCTGCGTCGTGCCGGCCGGAACCACGGCCTTCATCTGCAGGAAGCTGTGCAGCGCCGCGTGATCCGGGTAGCGGGCCTTCGCCACTTCCAGCGGCGAGTAGCCGTCCATCCGCGCCTGCACCTGACACATGACCGCACGGGCATAGCCGATGCCGGCCGGCACGTTGTCGCGCACGGTGATGACCGGGACGTGCGGATCGCGCGAGGCCGAGGCCTTCTGCGGGTCGCCCGCATCGACGGCCTTGGCCGACGCCGCGTTCGCCTTCTCGAGCGTTGCCAGGCGCGCGAGGTGCGCGTCCACTGACTTCACTTCGGCTTCGAGGCCGTCGTATTCCTGCGACCCTGCCTCATCGAGCGTCTCGCCCTTCTCGGCGACGGCGCTCATCAGCTCGTTCATGCGAGCCGACTTGGCCGCACGCGCGGCCTGAAAGTCCTTGATCTGTTCGGTGATGGTCTTCATGGAAGCTCTCGCGGTTTTCACCGCGCGAGTGCTCGAGACGCCGAGCGTGGTCTGTCCGTCACCGTTGCCTGTCGCGGCTAGATGGGCGGCTTTGATCGAGAGAATGGAGGCTTCTGCGTTGGCCGGGATCGTCACGGCCGAAAGTTCCAACCAGGCCCACTTGAGGAAACGGATCCCGAAGCTGCCGTCGATGTTGGCGGATTCGATGGACTGGAAGCCGATGGAGAGCCCCTTCACGAGGCCCAACTTCATCGAGTCCCACGCTTCATCGAGCCGATCCTTCAGCGTGCCTGGCGTGTCGCTTTTGGCGAGCCGCGCCTTGACGCTGATCCCCTCAGGCGTCACCTTCGCGGCAAAGACTTCACCGATCGGGCTCTTGCCGTCGTGCTGCCAGAGCAGCGGGATGGGGAGCTTGAACTGCGCCCCCTTCGGCTCCACGATGTCGCCCATGCGATCCGTCGAGGGCGTCGTGGCGATGCCCTCGATGACCCGCTGGTCCTCGTTGACCGACTTGATTTCGAGAAGCGAATATGCGCGAGTGAGTGGTTGTGACACGCCTGCATCCTCAGGATGCGGCGCGGCACAGGAGTTGCCTATTTAACTGTAGGAAACTTCGCGCCCTTAGAGGAGTTGCAAGCGCGATGGGCGAGCTGTAGATTGGTGCGCTTATGCGGGCCGCCCCTGCTGATCGGGACGATGTGATCGACTGTGAACGACGCGAAGTCTACTGGCTGTGAGCAGATACCGCAGATGCCGCCGAGGTCACGGTAGAGCACTCCGCAGTCTACGAACTCGGCGAACACTCCAGCCTTGACGGCTCGCCGATATTGCGTGGAAGCGATATACCTGCTGCGCCAATTGTTACAGCCGTGGACGTACCTCCACTCGATTGTGGTGGCGCCGAGGTCGCCGAGCCAATCTACCACTGCCACACAGCGTCTCCGATTGGCCGGATGCCCATCTCGACCCGCTTCTTATCTGCCAACCTAGACGTTAGCGTTGCCCTCTGAAACGACTCTACGGTCCAGACACTCCACAGCATCGTCTGCCCGTTCGTGCTGAGGTACCACTCGGCACGCTTTGGAGTCGCCATCGGCCTCGTGTTGTAAGTGTTGGCTTTGAAGAACTCGGCCTGGTGCTCCAATGAAAGTATCCTGTCAATGGAGAACAGGCGATGACGATCTAGGGCAGCAAAATTCTTGTAGATGTCAGTCGCAGGCACGTACCCGCCCTCGCGCATCCGGTCCATCGACACGCCATTGAGGTTTGCGACCTTCTGCTCTACTTGCTCGATACTGTCATCTGAAAGGCCTGTCGTACAACGCCAATGCTTCGCCAGTCCGCCCTCTTCGCGCCCACGCACCACAGACACCGCAACCACACAGAACTCCTCGAACGCGCCCCTCGTAATTGGAACGTCCAGTTCGAGCTTGAACTCGTGCTCTCCGACTTCTTTTAGGGTGCAGCGGAAATGCCCCATCAGCGCAATCTTGCTAAGTTCTTCTAGGAATGGCAGAGACACCTTGTAAGTGAAATCGAAGTTCGCGCATGACAACCTAACGCCTTTGGCGAGGATTCTCTCAACGGCCCGTGACGCAGTGCATCCGTACGTATTAACCCGCGGATACTTCCTCTTAACGGTCGCAACGATCGCTGGCTCTTTATCTACAACGTGTAGGTTGTGCTCCCTGAAGCCCGCATTCAGTGCCACCTCCACCTCGTCTGCCTCAGTAGACGGCATCAGCAACGCCTGCGCTTCAGCCACGGGGATGCGCTCACGCTTCAGTGTGTCCCTGAATGTCGCCCACACCT